TTCCTCGTGGATCAATGGAGTTGAGCAAATATGTTGCTGACATTGCAGCATGGACAAAAGAAGTGCAAGCTTTATCCAAATGGGAAGTTACTGATATGGTTGTTATCGATGCGGATGTATGTCAGAGAATTGATTCCTGCCATTCACGTGGAAGTAGTTTAATGTCTCAGCTTACAAATCTGCGAGTTAGTTCCCAGCAAATGGCTATTTTTAATCATCATTTTAGAGTCATTCAAAAAGTTTACGATCGTATTTTAAATCTTGGAAAGAAGAAGTATAAGTCGCGCATAGAACCGATAGTGGTTCACTTTTACGGTGAATCAGGTGTAGGAAAATCGTGCCTTACTCGTCTTTTTGCCCAGGATATTTTAGTTGAAGAAGAAGTATTTGATTCAAAAATTGATTCCGCCGATGTGGAGAATGAAATGTACTTTCGTTCTACAGAACAACAATTTTGGGATGGTTATAAGGGACAAATGATATGTGTTTATGATGATTGGTTGCAATCCAGAGATAGTATTGCGAATCCCAATCCTGAGTTAATGGAATTGATCCGTTGTTGCAATGTAGCTCGATATAATTTACGTATGGCTGATCTTATTGAAAAAGCGCGATCAGAATTTCGATCACGCTTAATTATTTTAACATCTAACAACTATTTTCCTCATGTGGAATCAGTTACAACCCGTGCCGCTGTCAAACGCAGACGGCATGTAGTTGCTAGAGTTCATTTAGCACCTGAATATGCTAATTCCGAAGGAATGGTAGATTTAGCTAAAGTTACTGGTCCTTCAGACATTAATATTTATAGATTTGACATAGTAGACAATATTGATGATAAGAAAGTTATACATAGCAATATAAATTATGACACCTTTAAAGCCATTACAACTAAAATGTATCGAGAGAAAAGAAATATCAATGAAGATAGAGTACGTTTGTTACAAGAGCGAGCAGTAAAATTGCGTGCTGCTCGAGATGGAGTAGACCCAGCAGATGTAGAAGAATTATATGGTTCTTGTGAAGAACTAAACAATACAGGTACTGATAAGATCCAATTTTTGCAACCTATTATGACCCAACAAGTTGACCTTTTAGACACAAGTTTGATTGTGAAAGCACCACGAAATTATGTTGATTTGGATAGTGGTATGGCAGTTCTAGAATTTGTCCATGCATATAATAATATCGATCCAACTTTACAAGCACGATTGCGTGGTGTCAGTGAAGAGCACTGGCGTACTTTGTCACGTTTGTCGCATAACAAGACTATTGAAGAATTTTACGAATTGGGTATAGATTGGGCAATCGAGAATGGTCTTGATATCTCCCAATTCATTTTGTGTGCCGATAAGAAGGAGGAACTTACAATTATGGACAATATTCGAAATGCGATAACACCTCGCGCAAGATTGTTAAGTACATATAGTAACCAACTAATTTCTGGTTTGAGGGTGCAATTGACTAAATTTTGGGATTCTCCATTCTCTACAAAATTGAAATTTTTAGCTCAAGTCTTTGGAGTTTTGGCTAGTGCTGCATCACTTTATCGTATTATGGCACCTGCAGCTGAAGTAGTTACACCTGCTTCAACACCTGAGTTGAAAGTACCACGTCTTCCCAGTGCACGAAGATACCCATGGGAGAGCGAAGCATCATCTGGCGATCCCAAAACAAAGACAGCACGAAGAATGCGCTCTCAATACATCCGAGAAAGTGATTCTTATGCTCTGGTGCAACAAGCGGCTCTTGATCCTAACCAAAAAGAACTGATATCTGGGCCTATTTACAATAACATCTTTAGAGTGTTTATAGTAACAGATAAAGGAGAGCGGGCAATTTTTAATGCATTTTTTGTTAAAGGAAAATGTGCTTTAATACCTGTGCACGCTTTGTTTTGCATGCGTCGTGCTCATCGTGTTTGGTTCAAAAACGCAGGTTGGCCCAAAGGGTATGATGTACCAGGTTCTTATTTTGAAGGACTCGAAAATGTAACAATGTTGTATGACAAAGACGGCCATCCAAAAGACGCGGCGATGATCTGTATGCCCCCAGCCTTTCCTACCATGCGAGATATTACATCCCATTTCGTAAAGCGTAGTGAATTAGGCAGTTATCAATCATTTCCAGCAAGTATTCCCCTTTTAACTTATTCCAAGGGTAAATATATGCATACTATATATACGGGAGTGAAAGCATATGTCGATAAATGCGCTAACTATACTAGTACTTCTGCTAATGGCAAAAATGAAATCTTGACTTTACGTCACTCTTACGTATATCAAACAGATACGGATGCAGGTGATTGTGGAGCTCCTTTGGTTGTAGCTAACACTGCTCTACAACGAAAAATTGTTGGATTTCATGTTGCCGGTGGTGGAGGGGTTGGATGCTCTACGTCATTGACGAGTGAAGATTTGAGTGAGTTGTTATCAACATTCTTGTTAACTCAACAAATTTCACTGGTCATTGATGATATTGTATCTGACAACTGCACTACTCCAGAAGGAGGATTTATTCCTATAGGTAAAGTTGGTCGTAATTATGCGCCACCAATGAAAACTGCTTTGCGCGAAAGCCCATTGCATGGTAAATTGGAGCCTATTACGACTGCACCATCACGTTTACGACCTTTTTGGAAGGATGAAGAGCTTATAGATCCTTTAGCTCTTGGTTTGAAAAAGTGCGGTGTTTCTCAGGAATGGGTTGATCCCAATCTCATTTCTGCAGCTACCCGTCATTTCAGACCCACCATCTTTGAAAATACAGACCTATCTATGTGCCGTGTTCTCACATATGAAGAAGGAATACAAGGAACCGAGCATGCTTTCATCGATCCTATCAACAGACGTAGTTCGCCAGGCTACCCTTGGGTAAACCTACGAACTAGTGGTTCCGTTGGGAAGACGGATTGGTTAGGAGATGGGGATTATATTTTGGATGATCCCGTTCTCAGAGCCGCCGTTGACTTACGAATATCGAAAGCGAAGCGTGCAATTAGACAACCAGTATATTGGATTGACACATTGAAGGATGAGAGGCGTACATTTGACAAGGTTAATGTTGGGAAAACCAGAGTTTTTGCTGCTGGTGCCCAAGATTATATCTTAGCATTTCGTATGTACTTCTTAGCCTTTAATGCTCATGTCATGCAGAATATGATATCTAATGAGATAGCTGTCGGAATTAATCCCTATTCCGATCAGTGGCATAGACTTGCTAAGAGCTTACAAGTCAAGGGAGATAAAGTGGTAGCTGGTGATTTTTCAAATTTCGATGGCACACTTAATAGCCAAATACTTATGTCCATTCTCGACATGGTAAATGATTGGTACGACGATGGTGAAGAAAATAAATTAATTAGAACAGTTTTATGGGAAGATGTAGTTAGTTCTATTCACATCTATAAAGACAATTTATATCAATGGACTCATTCCCAACCTTCAGGTAATCCAATGACAGTTATCATCAATAGCTGTTATAATTCACTCTCAATGAGAGTTGTCTGGCTTTTGCTTATGGCCGACACTGAATATTCAAATTTAAAGCACTTCACTGAACACGTATCAATGATTTCCTATGGCGACGATAATGTACTTAACATCTCCGATAATGTTATAGAATTCTTTAATCAGCAAACTATTAGTAAAGGCTATGAAACCATAGGTATGAAGTACACTATGGAAGACAAGGGAGAAGCTAATGTTACTCACCGAACACTCAATGAAGTTAATTTCTTAAAACGCACATTTCTATATGATCACGATGCCTTAATGCATCTTGGTCAGTTAGATATGAGCGTGATAATGGAAATGATGAATTGGGTGCGAGGTAATACTAACATTGAGGAATCTACTTGTGAAAACATCGGAGTGGCTGTACGTGAATTATCTCTCTACCCAGAGAGTGTTTACGACGCTCGTATCACACAAATCAAACGTGTGTGTCGAACTAGTCTGCGTGAACAGCCATTTTTCCCTTCGTGGGAAGAAGCTCGACTAGAATCAAAAACTTAAAACCTGGGCATGGACTTCGAACTAAATGGTCGTTATAGTTCTTAGTGACGGACCTAGGTGAGACATATACATAAGTCACTGTGTCTCAGTGGATAAGTATTTACTTATATTGATCAATGTTTGCCACTTAAAATCCTGGATATTGATCCGACCCGACTGGTACGACGATTAATTTGTCTCGTATCGAAGTCGAAAAACAATTAAATTGCTACAATCACAAACAACTCAAAAACGACTATGTCAGACCCCATGACTTTGCAACAGTCAGCAAATCAAGGCATGGGATCAACCGGACAACAAATCTTGACCTACTTGGATGACACCTCGGTGCAACGAGCTGAACTTCCAGGTACTACAGGTTTGCGACCAAACGCTATGTACGCAGGAAAAGAAAAGAGAACTCATACCATTGAAGATATCTTATCGAGACCTGCGCGTATTGCTTTCCCTATTTGGGAAGCAGCACAAAACCCGAATACAACACTGTTGGGAGCTAACGGACTTGTTTTCCCTGATGTCCTTTTCGCTAAGGAGATCATAGCAAACAAGTTAAAGAATTTCACATTTTTGCGAGCAGATATTTGTGTCAGAATTATTGCGAATACAACACCCTTCCAAGCAGGGAAATTGTTGGCCTATTTCTCTCCCCTGGCGAAAGCTATAGGTGAGAGAGCGCAGGCTAACAATTTTCTAGCTTCTAAGACGTGTTTTCCACATGCAATTCTAGACGCGTCTGTTGGTAACGTTGTGGAGTTACGTATACCATACGTTAACCCATACAATCACTACAATCTTACGACGACTTATAACGAAATGGGAACTTTGTACCTGGATGTTTTGAATACATTACGCTCAGGCACTGGAACAGAAGCACCTATAAGTGTCTTTGCTTGGTTCGAGAATATCGATCTGAGCATACCAACACCAGCTGCATTCTTGTTACCACCAGTAGATCCAGTTCCCCCAACACCAGTAGTTCCAGTTCCTCCAACACCAGTAGTTCCAGTTCGCCCAACAATGAGAGCTCAAGTTAACACTGAACAAGAAGACAAGACTGAAATCGGAATTATCACAGACGTTACATCTAAATTCTCTTCATTTTCTAAAGCAGCAGAAGGACTCCCCATTGTGGGTGAGGTCTTTGAACCATTGACTTGGATGTCCAAGATTGCAGCGCGAACTGCAGGAGCTCTTGGATTGTGCAAGCCGCAATCGGTTGCTACTAATACAAAATTTGTTAACATTCCTGCCAATGCTTATACCAATGGTGAAGGAGTGGATGAAGGGTGTGTACTTGCAGTAATACCATCAAATGTATTGCAGGAGCGCACTGATGTTTTCGGGTCTAACGTTGATGAGATGGATATTGCTTACATCACTCGCCGTTTAGCTTTGCGAGACACGTTTCCGTGGGTCGTTGGCTTGGTGGGAGATTTAAAGCGTTATTACGTACATCCGATGGATATGAAAAAGGATGCCACAGCGGTGTCTATGAGAACTTTTTATGAACCCACGATGGTAGGATTTGTTTCGGCAGCTTTTGAGTTGTGGCGCGGTTCATTGCGCTACAAAGTTCAAGTTGCTAAAACAGCCTATCATTCTGGGAGATTGAGGATCTCATATGTACCGGGAGGAAAGAAAGCACTTACTGACGTTTATGATTATGATCATGCATATTCGTGGATTTTGGATCTACGAACATCAAATGAAATAGAATTTGAAGTTCCATATACAGCCGTTACACCTTGGCTATCAACAGTGGAACCTGATGATCTTAATATACAGAGAACAGTTGGAGGAGTTTTGTGTATCTCTGTGTTGAATAATCTCATTGCTCCATCCACTGTTTCATCACAAGTGGATATCAATGTGTGGGTTTCAGGAGGATCAGACTTTGAATTGGCACGACCAACTGTGTCCAAATACATACCTGTATCTATACCTGCCGCACCCATGATGAGAGCACAGGTTAATGAGGATGACCAGACTATCGGTTTTAATGATTTTGGAACTGCAGCAGAAATGTTTCAGATGGCAAAAACATCTACTGTTGATGCTGCTGCTCTCTCTGTGGGAGAAGCAGTTCTCAACTTGCGAACTGTCATTAAACGTTTTGGTGTTGGATATGTGGGAGATATTATCAACAAAGCCACAGTGGTTCAAATACCGTCCTCTAGTTTTGGTACACTCACGAATATTGATGATCAGGATAATGGTGAATTACCTTTACCTCTTCATTACTTCTCGTGGATCTACCGATTCTTCCGTGGAGGTATGAATTATAAGATCTTTTCCCGTACTCGTACGTGGAATTATACGGCCGGCGCTGATCGCTTTCTCG